TGTTTCTTTTTCACAATGCTCACATTTTGTTTTAGTCTTTACGTCTTCGCTTACAGACTTTGATCGTATCGAAATGATAAGAGTCTCAAGGTCAATTAGACTTAAATTTTCTACCTTTACCGTTTCTGTGAGTACACAAGTGTCACAGCAACGAATGCTAGTTTCAAATATCTGTCTTTCATCTCTAGACTCCACTGCCATAAGAAGAGCTTTTTCTTCTTTTACAGTGTAGGGTCTATATTTTACGGTTTTCTTCAAGTCATACAGTTTTACGCTGTAAACTGGTATTTCTATCTTTGGTAAAGGCATAATATCTCCATGTTAAAGTTGATCAAAAGGTACTGCTTGGATACCCCCGAAGTTAGGTGCTTCTGGTGGACTCGGTGGTCTCACGATAAACGTATCCTCTAATGGGATCGAGAATGTTGGTTGTGGTTTTACTCTGTCAAACTCAGGTCTTTCTTGTAAATCGGCTCCTCTATTCATATTATCTTCGCCTGGATCATCTGGTGATCCCACGATGTAATATCGTCTAAATGATAACTGAACTTGCATTGTTGCAATTGCATCAGTAAGGCCTTGCCCCACAGTAACTCGTCCAACTCCCTTTGGCCACACATCTGTCAATCTGACACTGTATGGGCTAAAATCTTCTTTTAGAGTGTACGCTTCTATTTCTGCATTGCACCGATATGAATCTGGATATTGCAACTCTTGTGTTGTTTGACTCACGACAAGATTCATCCACTGCTCCATAAAATCTCTTTCTTTAAAATTAGCAGACACTCTCATCGTTACGTCTAAGTCTCCGCTGTATGTGCTTTCATATGGAATCTCATCAACTGGTCCTGCAATTTTATAAGGTTCGCTCGCTATGTTTCTAGAGGGAAAGAACACACTTTCAGTGGCGAAAAATATTTCAGTTTGAAAATCACGAACGGAACCGATTCCTAATTTTTCAGGTAGTCCATTTATCTTAAAGAAGAATCGCGTTGGTCTGTATAAATTCGAAGACATTGCAATATACTTTGATGGTTCGATGAATGGCATTAAGTTCTTCTTTCTTGATCGTTGATGAGTCGTCGTGAATCATCCCATACATTTCTTCTAGACTCTTTCTGGAACTTGCTGATTGGAAGTAAAGAAGCAAGCAACCAGTTTTCAATTGGGATTCGAACGAGTCTAGATGATATCCCATCATATTTATACTCTTTATAGGTCGGAATTATGAATTTATATGTAGAAACTGTATTTAGCCTAGCTTGTACATCGTCTTCTTTTACTTTAGAGAAATCTATGCTAGAGAAAAGTCTTTTTAGTAGTTGTATTCTGTATTTCTCTGGGAGATAGTGAACATTGAGTCCAGTAAACCCTCTATCAGTTCTTCCCAACATAATTATAAGAGGCAATTCATCATAGTACTTGAGTTTACTTTTGGTGGTTGGTTCGTACTTGAAGAGATACATTCCTCCCTTGGTAACATCATATGCACTAATAGATTCGTCTGTAGTCAGAAGGTGATCCGTAACTTCGTTCGAACTAAATTCTTCTCCTGCACCAAAAGCAGACTCGATTGTTTTTACAAAGAATTCAGCCACTTGATCAAACGTGGATAGTTCTACTCGCTTCAGTTCTTTTGCCTCTACTGTTTTTTGTCTAGCTTCAACATCAGTTCCTATTGCTTTTTTCCTGAACATCTTGTTGAAGACATCAACCGCACCTTCTCCTACAGATTGTATAAGAGATTTCCTGAGTTCTCCTTTTACGAAAACTCTTCGTTGGAACATTATGTTATATTGATTTGATGCGTGGTTGAAAGACTCTGTTTTTATCTCAGCCATTATGGTTGTAATTCTTTCTCGGTAAGGATTTGAAATTCCCATCCTCTATTTTCCGCATACTCTGTTGCGGCTTTCCATTTTGCAGAATTCACACCCCACGTTTTTACTTCGGTNATNTACCTTTTTGTTTTTCGTGTTTGCTTCTTTGGAGGCGAACATTGCTTCTTTGGTTTCACCTCAATTAATTTTACTTTTTTGGTTCCATTTTTCTGAAGAACCTCGACTATGAAGTCTACATAGTATCGGTGGGGCTTATTATCTACAGGTGAGATGTACGGAACTACAACCTCTTCGGACCCCCACGACAAGATATTATCTTCTTTGTCGCAGTAAGTCATGAATCGACGTTCCCAAAGACTTCTGTAAATAACCTTGGTCGGGTCACCTATATACTTTGATGGGTTTTTTGGTTTATATCTTCCCTTATAGCTCATACTGTATGTATCACGGAGAAAAACAAACATGCCAATGCTTCCTTCAACTTCGATAGCAGTGCAATCTGCATCTGTATTGGGTCCGATGGGTAAGGGGGTTTTCTCTAAACTGTCCCCCAGTGACAATATCACGCTCAACCGTCAGCACAATCAAGAAGATCTCCAGTTTCCACAGGATCTAGGAGAGAACGAATACAATCAGTTCATTCTCTTTACTAGCTACGAAACAGCAGGTTCAAAAATTTCTGCACAGGCTAGATCTAAAAGAAGAGAAGCACTTACTCTGGGTGAAGACATTGATATAGCCAGTGATGAAGCGATGAAACTCGTTGCAGAAAAACAGGATCTTATCATGTATGAGAAAAGACAGGTAGAACAAGAGGAATTTCAGGGTATACCATTTTTACCTGCTCCAGTTGCTCCGACCGCATTTGAGACTCAACTTCCCGGTGAAGGATTTGCATTGTATAGACCTGAAATAGATTCCACGGTCCTTCAACAAGAATCAGACGAAGCAATTAGAGAAGTTGAAAAACTTACAACAAGGAAAACCGAGGCTACAGCGGGCGCCGAAGAAGCAGAAGCACAATCACGGACTCCAAGACTTTCCGCAGGTAGGAATCATGAAGATTTTATAAACGACAGATCAAGATCTACGATTGAACAACAGAAATTACTGGGAATCGAACGTCGTGTCAGTTCTGAAGGTAGGATGCGATTAACGTCAGCTACATCTAAATCAAACACAAACATAGCTTTGTATTTACCAAACAAATTGGTGAACTCGGGAACTATTGGTTATAACAATGTAGACTTTGAACTGGTCCAAGCTGGGGCTAACGTTTTTGGTGATCTTTTAAAGGGTAAAATTGGTGATGCCGCAGCCGCTGCGAGTGGATTGGGGTTAAGAGCTGTAGCCAATGTAATTGATGGTGTTGCTGGTGTCGCTGGAGTTAATCCCAATGCAAGTGCTGCTCTTCAACAGGTAACTGGTCTTGCAATAAACCCAAGACAGCAACAAGTATTTCAAGGTGTACAAACAAGAGGCTTTGATTTTACTTTTTCGTTTGCACCGAAGAACCAAAAAGAAGCTGTTGAAGTTTCAAAAATTATTCGAGCGTTTAGAAAACTATCACACCCATCAATATCTCATGGAGCATTTTTAAATGTTCCAGACGAGTTTGAAATACGATATTACAAAGTATTCAATAATGGTGTGGTTGCAGAAAACCTGTTCTTGAACAAGATAGGAAGATGCGCTCTTCAATCCGTAAACGTTGACTATACGCCAAACGGAATCAACGCTACGTTCCCAGATGGTAGTCCAGTTAGAACTTCACTTACCATGCAGTTCACAGAACTCAGACCGCTCGTCAGAGAAGATATTGAGGAAGGTTATTGATGTATTTTGATAAGTTCCCAATACTGAGATATCTAAATGGTTTCGACACGGACACTCGCGTCACACTCGTTACAGATATTCTTCGTAGAGTCAGAGCAAGAAATGTAGCAACCGAACAGTCTTCATTTTTCATTGACTATGATACACAAGACGGTGACACACCAGAAAGCATTTCACATAGACTCTATGATAGTACAGATTTCTTTTGGGTAGTTCTTCTTCTCAACGAAGCTCTCAATCCATACTATGACATGGCACTCGACACCATCTCACTAGAAAACTTCATTAAGAAAAAGTATTTCGGTACATATTTTTACCTTGTCGGATATGGTAACACCGCAGCTCCAAGTGGCATCACATTTTCCGCAGACGAGACGTTGTTTAGAACATCCACCACAGGAATCACTGACGACTTTGGTACAATTCAACATGAATTTACAACAAGAGCAAGGGTCGTTGAGCATGATCCCACCCTGTGCAGAATCAGAGTAGATGGGGGAGAACACTACAACTTCTCTGCTGGTGATGTGATTGGAACATTACGAGGTGGAAGCCTTCATAGAGCTACCATCAAAAAGGTAGAGGACGGTATCTTTGGATTGAACGGATTCGAAAAAGCTGATGGTTCACATATAAACCCATTGGCTTCTTCATCTTCAGATGAAACACCGTTGGGAATAACTGGTTCGACTGGAGATTATACTACAACTCCTCCTGTCTTTTGGCAGACTAGACTTGGTGTATATCTCGGGGTTAGTGGTTCTGCGTCAACAACACATGCGGTAAACAATTATGAATACGAATCCAATGAAAACGAAACAAAACGATCAATAAAACTAGTCCACCCCGATCAACTACAGAATGTAGTTTCTGCCTTTGAAGAACTAATAGTAGGTTAATATGGAAAATATGTTTGATGCTGTATCTGGTGGCGCATCCTCTACTTCAAAAGGAATAGATGGATTAAAAGCATTGGATTTAATTCTAGACTCTGGTGATGTCGTATCTCTGCTTGACATGTTCGCAGAAATAAACATATATCAAGATCTGTTTGGATCTCCGATGTCATGTCAAATAACAATTTCAGATGCAAATGATTTGTATGGAAAATTGCCGATAAAAAATAATGAGAGATTGCATCTAGTATTTGAATCCTCTGGTGACGAGCAAGTAACACTAAACATGTCACTATATTCCAGAGAAGATATAAACCTATCAACCACTGGTAAAACTTCACAATACGTTCTAAAGTTTNTATCACCCGAAGTTATATTCAACGCATCAACTAAGTTCTCCAAGGCATATACTGGAAAGGTATCAGATATGGTTGGAGCTATTTGGTCTGAATTGTTTCCAGACTCAAGTCCGATTATGGTAGAAGAAACGGAAGGTGAATCAACGGTTGTCTTACCCATGAACAATCCAATGAGTCATATATCTGATCTATCAAAAAGAGCAAAAAGAGCGAGTAATCCAGACGAGGTAAATTACCTTTTCTTTCAGGATTTTAAAAACTTCAATTTTGGTTCAATCGGTGCGATGTTTCAACTACCTTTAAAAACTAATTTCATCTACGGTGATCCATCCGCACTTGGTGGATCTGGCGCACTAAGTCCCACGGAAATTGATATTGTTTTAGAGGATGCTTTTTTGATGGGGAGAGAAAACATTTTAACTGAAATATCAACGGGCATGTATAATGGATTTGTTAGTGGACATGATGTAAAGACAAAAAGTTTCGGGGGTCTTCGATATGAATACAAAGAAGCGTTTGATAAAATTCATCATTGCAATCAACACCCACTAGCAATTAAGTCTGTTTTAGATTCACTTAGTCCCCTTGGAAATTATAAAACAGGTTTTTCGGGAGGACCATTTTCCCCAGACTTGTTAATAAAAAGACAGTCTCAAATGGCTTCACTCTTAAATAAAAGAATAAAGTTTAGAGTAAAAGGAAACAGTTCCGTAAACGTAGGGGACAAAATACACGTAGATTTTACTCAACAATCTTTGTCAAAAACAGACGACGACGGAATGAATAAATACCGTAGTATGGATTACTTGGTTACATCAATAAAACATACAATCAATAAATTGTATGGACATACAATGACAATAGAGGCATGTTCTGATTCGTATGCAGAACCTCTACCAGAAAGTTCTAAATTTGAAGCTGAGAATCAGCAGAGGAGATTAGCACCATGAGTGATAACATGAAATTTAATGAGTACCAGAATCTCAAAGATTATGAGAAGAAGATTGAAAACCTAAAGACAAAGACTAGTCATGACTTTACACGAGATGAAATAGAAGAATGGAAAGTATGGTCCGAAAAATGGGCCGAAAAGAATGATTGATCTAAATGGAGAATTCGTTTGGTGGTTTGGTGTCGTTGAGGATATCCAAGATCCAGAGAAATTGGGGCGAGCAAAGGTTCGTATCCACGGATATCATAATGCAAACCAAGCGGATATCTCTACGGCCGATCTTCCTTGGGCGCATCCAATATTTCCTGTGACGAGTGCAAGTAGCTCGGGTATTGGTGCTTCAGTTCCAGGCTTCCTTCCTGGCACTCATGTGTTTGGCTTCTTCTTGGATGGTAAAGAAGCTATACCACAACAACCCATGATCATGGGAACTGTGCCTGGGATGAACGCACAAGAGAACATCAAAGAAGAAGGTTTGAATGATCCGTATGATAACTTCCCACGGGAAACGTATCTTGGAAAACCCGACACGAATATTTTAGCATACGGCCCTCCCGAGGAAGGAACGCCCACCTTCAATAAGACACCAGCAGAGGAAGTCCCAACAGGGGACGATGAAACATGGAACGAACCAACCGCAGGGGATGGTAATCCTGTTTATCCTTTTAACAAGGTATATGAATCTGTCACTGGTCACTTGATCGAAATTGACGATACAAGAGACAATGAAAGAATACACATATACCACAACTCTGGTTCGTTTGTTGAGTTTCATCCAGATGGAAAGATGGTCATAAAGTCAACGGGGGGTGGTTATAAGGTAACAATGGGTGACGAGAAAATGTACGTCCAAGGTAATCTAAACATCACCACTGATGGTAATGCAGTATTCAAAGCTGCGAATTATATTTTCGAAGGCGGGAAAGCACAATTCAAGTTGGCAGACGATTTTCAAGTAGATTGTAAGAACTTTAATGTGAATGCAACAGAAAATATTAATGCAGTCGCAGGTGCAGATGCTCAGATGGGTGGAAGCGGTGTTGCTAATTTCGTTGGGGGAGGCGCAAAGATTAAATTACAAGGGGGAATGGTGGAACTTAACCCGCCAGGATAAACATGTCGTATCANACAGGGAATAATAATAACAATAATAGATCAAGTCAACCGAGTAGTACACCACCAGCGT